ACTGCGGCTGCGACTAATGGCCAAATCTTGATAGGTAGCACTCTTGCTGCTCCTGTTTTGGCTAACATCACAGCTGGAAGTGGAAATGTTGTTGTTACTAATGGTGCTGGAAGTATCTCTCTTGATCTTCCGGCACTTACAGCAAATTCTTTCTTGTTTGCTGGAGCAACAAGCATATTATCGTCTACAGCGGCTGCTACAGATGGGCAACTCCTTATAGGAAGCACAGGAGCAAATCCAGTTAGAGCAAATCTTACGGCAGGAGCGGGTATTGCTATCACCAATGGTGCCGGTACTATTACTATCGCCTTCAATGGCACATATGCTGAACCATTCTATACTTCAAACTCTAGAGCTATCATATCTGGAACCGGAAACACGCTTACAAACGTATCTTCTACTTCAGGTGGCGGTCTGTTTGGCGGTATCTCAATGAATACAACTATCGCAACTGGTACTGGAAGCGTTGCAGTTGGTGGAAGTACTACCACAACAACCCCTTCAATAGGCGGTTCTGGTAATGTTCTAATAGGAAGTTTCAACATCAACGGCGCGAGTATGAGCGGTCAAGGTAGCGTCATAGCGGGTTCGGTTTCTAATGCTGCGATTATCAGCGCTAATGCTACCGTAATTGCTGGTTCAAGCGGCATGACGGCAACCATTTCAGGCACAGGCCACTTTGTTGGTGGGTCTTCAACATTTATCAGTACGAGCACGATCAGTGGCACGGGTAACGCTTTGATAGGGTCTTCGGGACAAAATGCTCTTGCCGTCAGTGGTACGGGTTGCGTCGCCATTGGAGGTTCAGCATGGACAGCTACAGCCGCAGTTGGAGGTATAGGCAACGTTGCAATCGGAGGGTCCGCCGTAGCAACCAATATATCTACAGGTTCCGGCGCCGTTGCAATTGCGGCAGGGTGCACTGTTACTGGAAGCAATGCAGTTGTTATCGGAGGTACTTCTACTACAGTTTCTAAAAATGGCTCTATTGCGATCGGTACATCCACTACCGCTGTAACGCTCAATCCAAGCGGAGCTGCTCAAACTTATTTCAAGGGTCAACCCCTTGTCGGATTTACCAGATTTCCTATTTTAGGATCCGCAATTCTTACACCCGAACAGATGCTTGGTGGATATATAGAGCAAACAGCCGCGTCTGGCGCTGCGACGATAACATTTGCTTCTCCAACATTGTGTGGCACCACACTTGTTGACAGCGGTTCTAATTTTGGTCTTACATCTACATTTACGTGCATAATTAAAAATAATGGATCGGGCGTCCAAACTTTAACTTTAACAGGGTGGACTACTTTTGGAACAACTGGAGCAATTCCCGCAGGGCCTAATACCGGTCGTGGAATTACATTCATCATGACGGCTGCAAATTCTGGTGTTGCATTTATGTATACATAAATCATAAGCAATAACTTTTCATCTTGACAGAAAAGTTACAGAGTCATTTCGAAACTCATCGCGGTGTTATTATCCCTTAGGTTTCCAAAATTATAGGTGGCATTATCCGTATCTTAACGGCTTTGCCGTTAAGATACTCTAAGGCAAAGCCTTGACATCTATAATTTTGGGAACCTAAAGATGAGGTACTCATCGCTTCGCTCCGAGTAAACCCGTCACAAGTTCGGGATAAGAAGAGTTTTATTTTTTTGCATACGTATCTGTATTTTGAGGATCTTCTTATCTGGAACTCGTAATATCTTTATCTTCGTAATGGCAAAGCCATTACGGGATGAATTGTCATTCTAAGATCTTTTTCATATCGATATACTCGATATGAAATGTAAATCTATTTCAATTTATTTGGCAGACTTCTTAGCACGAGGCTTGCGGGGAGCAGGCTTATTCTTAGGGCCATATTTAATTTGAGGAGCACGACCGAGACGAACTTTCTTTCCGCTACGGCAAGCTTCCAATTTCTTTTGACGAAGATTGGGGCATCGTGCGCTAGAAGATCCGTACTTGGAGACACAACGATCGCCATAGATATCGGCGAAGGTATCACAATACTCAGTACGATCGATTTTACGCAACTTTAACAGTTCACGACGCATGGTTTGATCCTCATTGAGAACGGTATGACGGCGAGGACGGGATTTTCGGATGGTAACCTTAAGAGCCTTACCTTTACGGACGGCTCCCCCTTTAGAAGTACAAAGCGCAAACTTTGAATCGTAAAGATCCGCACAATATTTACCGCCACCGTTCTCTTCACATCTGTCTTGGTAAGCTTCGGCAAAAGTTGCACAATCCGCATTTTTCAATGCACGAACGCGCTTGGGTTTAGCTCCGCCGGCAGCCGCAGCCTTTTTTCGGGGCTTCTTTACGGCGGCAGGAGCGGAAAGATCGAAAGGCAAATTACCGAATAACTTCTTGGGAGTAGAAGCTTTCTTGGCAACCTTCTTCGTCTTACGAGGCTTACGAGGTTTGTCACTGACCGTCACTTCAACATTACGGACTTGAACACCTTGACTAGTCAATTCTTTAAGTTTTTCAGAATCTAAAAATTTGCTGCCGTTTACTCCATCAGGGAACTTAAATACCGCACGGTAACGATGGTAAGATCCTGCCTTATGTTTATAAGGGTGTGAAGTCCTGAGAATCTCGTCGACATTAACATCGTGCCAAGCCTTGGTTTTTAAATGTTTTGCTTTAGTTGACATTTTGTAGAAAAATGAGTTAAAATAACTTTTCTTTATTTAACTTCCCATAAAAAAAATGAACTACTTTTTTCACCCCAAAAAAATAACACTCTTGAATTAAAATAACTTTGTGTTTACAAAAATGGAAGAAGTTTGGATTATTCTTGCTGTATTAGCTTTTATCTTTCTGGTTTGCGCCATGTCCAAGGGAGGACTGTGCGGTAAAAAGAATGACGGGTCGGAACACTTCAGTTCTGGCGGCTTTGGCACCATCACTGGTCTTGCCTATAACAACACCGCTCGCTACTATATCCCTCCTAGCGCCGACGGAGCCTTTTCAGGTGGCGAATTCTCAGTTGGACCCGTTCTTTTCTAAAAGAATTGGGATTACTCTTTTCATATCGGCAAAGCCGATATGAAATTACACAAGTTAGGATAAGAAGAGCTTTATTTTTATATACGCATCAGTTCGTCTATTGTCTTGCTGCTTGTCTACGTTGTAATTCTTCTTCATCGGTGTAAAACTGATCCCACCATTCGTGATCACTATCTAAAGGCTGTCCATAAGAATCGTTCTCTGTGCTATCGTTACCATCCTCTTCGATTTCCTCTTCATCTTTAATAAGAGGGCTAAAGATGTGTCTTCCATTTAGGAATTCTGATAATGGAATCTGTTTTTCGATTTGCATCTTTATTTTTTATTTGTGCTTGTGTATAAATTATTGAGCGTTATAAAGAAGAATGTCAGACAAAGTTTTATTGTGGACGACTATCATTTTGGCAGTGTTGATTGCGCTCGTCGTTATCCATCACTATCACAAATCTAAAAAACATGATCGTAAGGTAAAAGTAGACCTTAATATTAAATTCCCCAAAGCTAACGAGAGTTATCATGGTATGGATTACGAAAATTACACAGGTGCTTTCTAAAAAATTAACGACAGAATTCACCTCAATAAAAGGTGAATTTACATGTTTATGGTTTAATTTAAAAATGAAGTTTGCATTAAAAAATAAAAGAAACATAACTAAAAATAATTCCATTAACTCGTAAAATGTCAAAGCCTACTTGCTCTTCTTCTCCTCGCGACGATGATGAACCGCTCTTACTCGATATTTCTACCGGAAAATCAGTTAGCGCTACGCAAGAACCCGTAGTACAAGCGCCCGTAACGGAAACACCATCTGAAGCCCCAGAAGCTCCCAAGAATATGAATCTGTGCGATGTGATTCGTATGAATATTGCGGAGCGTCAGAAAGTTTTGGATGAAAAAGTTGATGCAGTTGCCGCTGATATGTTGTTTCTTTTTATGCAACAGATCATTCCTTATACTCTCGCTGCTCCCAACCATTACAAGGGTCTTTCTTTTAATCTTGAAGATTCTTACAGAGTGCTGTATCGTATTCCAACCAAAGACGAAGCTGATCTCTCTTTCAACTTCACTGACGCAAACAAAACAGTTGTCCACAAGGTGGATATCGCTAAGAGCGTTTACTCTAAGTTGCGTCAATCTCTCAATAGCGTTCGAGGTATGAAGTGTTCTCGCGCTATCGTCAAGAATGAAGAGAACGTTTCTGGATTACCTAGTTCTTTTGACGCTTTGGTGATCGACATTCTTAAGGAAGGTCTGACTACGCTCACTGAAGACGATTTCAAGGAACCCGAAGAGGGACAAGAGCCCAAGTTGAACGATCCTGCTTCTGTTACCATCTATCTCGCTGATAAACTTCGTGAGCAGATCGAAAAGACCGTTGATGATCACGTGAATACACTCTACAACGCTGTTTTGATTGAGGTTGTCCCTCATATGATCTGGCAAAAGGAGGTTTTCGGAGAAAACTTTGTTCGTGAGACTGATGACAAATGGTATGTCGCGGTTAAGTTGTCGACAAGTGACGAACCCGAAACTTTACGCAAATACGTCGTTAAGATTCAAACTGACAAGGAGCAAGTCTTGGCGGAGATCAATGTCTCAGATGAAGTTTATAGTAAATTCACTGAACGTATTTCTCAAGTGATTGGGTGCAAATCTTCAAGAGAGACTTACGAAGTTGAAGATAAGAAGATTCCCGTTATCGCCCTTGAAATTGACAAGGAAGTTTACGCCATGCCAAGTAAAATCTAAATACAATGAGGTAAGTTCTAACACTTTAAGCATAACTACAAGTTCCTCAAATAAAGAAATTACATACGCTTTAAGCGTATGTAAAAAATTACAACTCGTTTTTTTTATTTCAAGCATAACATCTTCTGTAAATAAGACTTCTTCTTGGGTGTTTTGGCGACCTTGCCTGACATTTCCCTTTCAAGAGTAAAATCTAAAGTGAATTCTTCATCCGTTTGGGTTCGAATTTGCTGGCGGATCATTTTTTCCAATGCTTCTTGAGCGTTTTGTCGTGCTACGGTAGGTTCACTTTTTTCCCAGTTATCCCACATACTCATCGATACGACGAAGGTATATTTTCCATTTACCAAAAAGTATTCTTGGAGGTCATAGTGTTCACGACTATTGTTGTAGACACTAATCACAGCATTATGTATAATTGTGTCAATGTCCATTTTGATTTCTTGTTATAGGGTATTAAAAACGTAAATCCGTAAATTTGTAGTTTTTCACACACCTCTTAATATTTTTGCTTATTGAGTATAAAAACGTAAAACCGTAAATTTGTAGTTTTTCACACAACTTGTCGTAATATACTTAACGTACGCTCGAACAAAGACTTCCTTCGCGTTTCAATTTTCACGCTAAAATCTCTTACCAAGACAACTTGAAAAGGTATCACAACGTCATTATGTAGTTGTAATTCTTGGGTGATGTGAGAGGTGATTTGGGATGTTACGACTTTAATATAGCCCTGTAGATCGACTCTATTCCATTCGTCCCATCTTTCCCCTGATACTACAAAGTTTACGATGTGTGATTCTCTCACATAAAATTCAGTAAGGTCGTAACGGTTTTTGGTATCCACAAAGACGTTTGCGCTTGCATCATATAAATTCATGATTTTTGCTTATAGGCGAAGATAACGCATTTTACGTAAATTATAGTTTTTTACGTAATTCAAGAAATTAGAATAGGAAAAGCTTTATTTTTGTATACGTTCGTTCAGATACGTGTATGTATTTTGAGGATCTTCTTAACTTGAACTCTTACGAGTTTGCTTTATTTTTTTGAAGATGAAGGTTTACTTGAATTTCTAGGTCTTCGTACTTTACCTTTGGGTAGCAACTTTCCGTCTTTACCGACGACGATATTGTCATCACGTGTCTTCAAGAATTTGCTGTAGGCGGTACGCAAGTTCGCAAGATCTTCACGCCATAAATCTTTAGGTGATTTCTTGGACAATTCTTCTATTTTCTGTTCATACTTTTCGTATTCTTGAAAGAGTTCCTCGAATTTGGTTTTCGTGATGCTTTGAATTTTTATACCGAGAAGATACGCATACCCCGCTAACGCACCGACTTCGCTCTCTCGTTTGTTGAAGATACGATCAAACCCCCACAGTTCACTTGACAACAATTCGTCTAATACCATATCATTTTCGGGTGTAGTGATATCGAGTTGTTTCTCTACGATAGCTTTTACGAAACGGTATTGATTGTGGGTCTTCTTTTTGTCCTCTTCAAGAACCTTCATCATGTTATCGTAACGTAATTCGTAGTGCCATGCACGTTTCTTGCAAAATGCTCGCAAGATCTCTTCAGGTGTACTAAATTTATGAGGGTAGTTATTCTCGTCGATCGCCCACATGTTGGAATAGCTACCTTTTGACTTGAGGATGTTAAAGTTACCTGCCGTATCAATGTCTGGAATAAAGTCCTTGGTAGGTCGAAAGCGGATGTTAATAGAGTTAAACCCTACATGTTTACGATATTCATGGATGGCCTGTACTTTGCGCTTCTTCCATGTTTTACCTTCTGGCGCATTTCCAGTTTCAAGATATTCCATCCACAACAAAAGATCTTCAGACCATAATCCTATAGGCGCTTCGGTAATTTCCCACCATCCTTTGTATTCGGGTTCGGTACACTCTCTCATGATACCCCTTGATGTCCATCCTATCAATTTACCATTCTTGTCAAAGGTATTTTCGATAACTCCTGTAAACCCGCGGTACCAAGGGACTAACCTAGGATAACTTGACTTGTAGTCATCACCGTCGAAACCAAGATTAATGTATTCTTCTGTACGGTCGAAAATGTCTTCAGGATTAAAAGAAGGGACAGTAGAAGACCATCCTACTCCTATCCCGTCTGCGCCATTGACAAGTAACATGCATATGACGGGCATATAGTAAACAGGTTCTATCTCTTTGGATCCATCGTAATTTTTGGGAAGTAGAGGGGCATCGTCGTTAATGTAAATCGCCTTGATGATATCCTCTAGTTTTGTTGCAGGATAACGCGGTTGCGCAGCATCTTCACCACCTTTGGTACGACTGCCGCATTGTCCATCCAGAGTAAAGTAAGGAATGTTATTTGAACCTACAAACCCTTGTACCATCTTGATGATCGTGCCTGAAAGACTTACAGCGCCATGATGGTACGAAGATACCTTCTTCACGGTACAAGTCAGTTCCTCTATATTTTGGGGATCCATAGGATTCTCGTACATGACGCCGTATAATGCTTTGCGTTGCGCATCCTTGTGACCATCCCAGATACAGGGTATCGCACGTCCCAACGTCATGCGATTGTAGATCATGTTCTGGTCAAGAATAAATTGGTTTGTCGTCATTCTACCTTCGTATACGAAATCAGGTTCGATTCGCTGTATAGGCGCATCAGGATCAAGTGCGCTTGTTAATCCTTTGATGATTTCAGATTTACGCCAAGCGATGCTCTCTTCCCCACCCATAAAATTTAACTTGATCATATCTTCTTCTCCTGCAGCGGGAGGTGTATACTCAACCAGACGTGGGTTAATAAAATACGTTGGCGTACATTTGGGTGGAATACTACCGAGTCCCTTGTAATAGATCGGTCTACCATAACGCTTCTTTTCCTCTTCGGGGGCAGTTTCTTGCCACTTTGCAAAATCAGGATTGGAGAAGAAGAGTTTCTGTTCTGTCGTTGATTTTTTCAAGGGGAGTGCAACAACAGCAGTAGATAAAGAGCGCAAGAAACCTGCCTCTATTAAAGTTGGGTATGAAGTCGCAATTAAGTTCATAATAAGACCTTTGATGTGATGTCCGTCGTCATCTTGATCCGTAGCCATTATAATGCCTCCATAACGCAACGTCAACAAATTTTCGCGTATACGATAATCAACATTTTTCCGTAATCCTAAAATATCAATGATCGATTTAACCTCTGCATTTTCTGATACGCGTTTGTCGGCATGTTTGGCTACATTAATCAGCTTTCCTTTCAAAGCAAATACACCATTGTAGTCTGCACCTGATTCTGTATTTGAAATGCCCGTGATAACCGTAGTTTTAGCTGAATCGCCTTCTGCCAGCCAAAGAAAGCACTGGTGAGCTTCTCCGGGTACGCCAGCAAAGTTAGCGCCAATGTACTTCGAACCGCAATGTACACGCGATTTAATGGCACCGTCTTTCTTGGTTACGATCTCCGCTTTGAGAGATAACTTTTCGTCGAGATGTTTGATAAAGTTCCATTTCATAATCTTCGTTAAACCTATTTCAAGCTGTTCCTTCCATGCATCGGCGATCTTTTTGTTGTTTACCGGAAAAAGACGGTACTTTGCATTTTTACCGTTGACATCTACTATTTCGTTGAGATATTCCTTGGTTTGGTCATCGAATTTAGGACGATCTACTTCACACCTCAGAAAAATAGTAAGATATGGGTATACACCTCGCGCGGTCGTCTTGACGGGATCATGTTTCTTGCTTTTAGGTTTTCTCGCATTGAAAGTTCTTACGATACTACCTATTAAAGCATCTTGCCATGCGTTGACGTGTACTCCACCTTTTTTAGTACGCAATCCGTTTACGAAAGAGATATGGGAAAGAGAGTCGCATTCGTCAGGTATATTTTCGGTATCCGTTTCAATGAGTACGCATTCATCGCCAGAAGGTGATTTGAAGTAGTGGGTCTTATTTTTAGCACTATCAGGGTAAAACAGTCTAGAATATTTTTCAAGAGAAGGGACTTTGATAACATCTGAACTTACGATATTTGAAGAGTCTGAAAGGGTAAGTTGGTCTAGCGCCTCGGTTAATAAGGTGATACTATCACTATTCGTAATCGTAAACTTGACGGGTACTAGCGTAATCATGGCAACTTCGTACGCGTACAACTTAATAACCGAGATAAGTTCGGGAGTGATACCACACGTCGCACCTTTTGCAGACGGATACTTGAAATACTTGTAGTCGGGTGTAAACGTTACGGTCGTATAACCTCGTTTTCCATGATACGGTTCATCTTTCACGGATTTTTCAGTACCGTTATTCTTGAATGAGGCGATAACTTTCATCTTGTCTTTGGGGTTGGTACATTCCACAGTAAAGTTCTTTGAGAAGATGTTGACTAACGTACCACCCATACCGTTCTTACCACTGGTTTTACGCTCCGTAGCGTCATTGTAATTCGTACCAGAATTGATGTAGCCGAAAAATGCCTCTACTGGATAGACATTAATAGACGTAGTAGCACCCCCAGGGACTTCAAACGTATACGTTTTCTTGACACAGGGAATACAGTACCCGTCGTTGTGGATCGTAATGGAACCCGTCGCAATGTCAATTGTGAAATCGATATGCTTGAGAAGATTATCGGGAGAAAGTTGTTCGGAACGCCATTTGTTATCGACCGCGTTAGATCCTATTTCCTTGATGATCTGAAACAAGCCCGGATTAAACTTAATCGTTTTAAACTTTGCAGTTTTGGACGCGTCGTCAAAAACAAACATCGGTGTCTTCGAAGTTCTTACAGAACCGATGTATGTGTCAGGACGTAAAAGAGCATGTTTGAAAGTACCGAGAATTTCGCCTTCCTCCGCAATCCCAGAACTTTCGGCTTTCGGCTTTTGAAGTTCTATTGAACTTTCGTCGTTATCAGGCGTGCTTAAGACTTTAGCTTTCTTTACAACTTCATTCTGAACCTTTTTTGCAGGAGCTTTCGCTCTACTTTTTGGAGCCGTCGCAGTCTTTGACATTTTGATTTGTTAAAGAAAAATTTATAGCCAGACAAAATTTCAATGTTTTATTTTGAGGTCTAAATGCTTGTCTTTAAGATAAAAAATCCAAGATGACATATTTAGCCTCAGATGTTTATGACTTCAATAAGAATGTCGCCATAGCACAATCGAAAGAAGTATACGCATTCGGTGCTTGTGCATTTCCGTATTATCTTATCAAGAATACCAAAACAAATATTATCAAGAACTCTATCATAGAACTGATGGATGTTTCATCCTTGCACCATATCACCCTAAGAAACGACATCTCTCCCAACAAAAAGTACGAGTTATTCTCTTTCGTTGTTGATCATCTTGCGGGTATTGGTACCATCAATGCCTACGCTATTTCTTCGTTATTGTGGTTGATTGAAAACACAGTGCCTGTATATACTTCATCTGGCGAACATTTACTCTCCGCCAACGACCTTTACACAGAAATCTATGTGGAATGCGGTGGTGACACGTTAAGTTATGTAAGATATCAAGATACCAACTCTCAAAAATTGATAGAACACCTCGCCGAAATATCGAGGTGTGATGGTACTACTCCTCTAAAGCCAAATGAAAAACTTGTAAAATATGGCGCAGCGTACGTATCTGCTTTAGGACCGTGCGACGATATGCACAAAACATTTCCAGGAAGATTGAAGCGCGCGTTCAAGGGTCAAAATAAACACGCTACCATTCAAAGGTTTAGGGAAGAAATTGTAAATATGGATCTTGTACATCTCTACGCACCTGATCATGCTACCCTGACGTTAATTTTAGCGAGGGTAAGGGATATGATCAAAAATAAGCCCGTCGTTTGGGATCTTTTTCTACGCAGACGTTATGATAAATTCGTAAGGAAAATGATCTATAATAACGTTCATAGCGGAGCTATATGCGGGGACACTCTCCGAGAATTACTCGATCTTTTCCCGGAACCTGAGATACAACTTTCACTAAACGAATATGGTGATAAATATAGATTGGCTTTGGTACCTGATCATATCCTCGCGTATTCTTTAGGATTGCGCATTTCAATAGGGTATATTGCGAATGAACTCATAGTAAACGCTACGCGAAGTTATGTACAAGATCCGCAAGCGTATGTAAATACCATATACATGAAAAATAAGGAGAATATATCAAACACCTCAAAGTCATATTACTACGATAACTCTACGCCAGTAATACGCAATAAAAAGGATTCTCTCGATAACAAAATCTATATGTATCCCGTTGACGATGTTATCAGCTATCTTTCAAAAGATGGAGGGGTATATTTCTACACCCGTCCCGAATTCGAGAAACTGAAAGAGACGCCTCGTAATTTTTACACGAGAGAGACCATACCTGTATGGACACTGGCGCAAGTCCATGCCGAAATGCTATGGTCATCTTCTCTTCCAGAGAGTAAACCTATTGAAGAATTAATGAAGGATATCATTGACCCTGTGAAATCTATTCCAGAATACTGTTATACCGGTTGCGTAGTGTACATATCGCATACGCCAACGGGTGCCATTACGCGAACACTTAAACGCGAGAATGCGTTACCGAAGAGTTCCTATGACATATTTTTCAATAAAATTGAAGAAGATCCAGATTTGGAAAGTTAGAGAGTTAGAGTTAGAGTGAAAAATCTCATAATTACGTTTTTTTGATAAATTTATCAAAAAAAACTTCAATGAAACTCATCTTTTTAGCTGTATTGAGTTGGCTGCTTGTTTTTTACACTGGTCTTTCTTTCCTAGCTATTATCACTACTATTTTCTTCTTAGATTGGGTTGTATGTGTAATGTTTAAACACGAGGTAAGCGAAGAACAACACTTATTAGATAGTTTACTCCACGATACGTCCGAAATTTTGTGGGAGAAATTTGATGGCGACGACAAAAAGTTCGCGAGATACGCAAAGTCGGCATACGATTCCATTTTCAATCACAATTCGGAATTTAAGAAAAACGTATGCGTATTCTTCCCTATTGGTCGCGTCACAGCTGCAAACACATTTAACGGTTGTTTTGTAAAGGGTAAGGAAGGATTACCCGTCTATAAAAAAGTTCCAAAGGCGTCGTGTTTCGGTGATAATCTATTCTTGGGAAAAGTACAAAAAACGCTTTACAAATATTATGAAGGAAGATGTGATGGGATTATTGTCGCAACGTTCGAAGTTTGGAAGTATTGGTCCAACAATGTACAAGTTTTCCCTCCTCCTGATTTTGGACGTTACGACCCTGTAACTACCTTTCCTCCTCCTCTTAACACCATCGATTCTGAAGAAGTTATTTCGCGTAAACTTCGGAGTGGTAAAATCTATTAGAATGAATGTCCCTTAGGTTCCCAATAATGTATGTGTCATAACACATACATTATTGGGAACCTTAAGATGAGTAATTCCATCTGTGTTATAACACCGATGGAATTCTAAAGAATAAAGTTCGCGGTGGATTGAAAAACCTTGAGTTTCTCGAAGTATTGCTTCACACCCTTTGGTTTATGTGAAAAATCACATATTTTCATTTTTGCGTATCTCAAATAAAAGTAAAAAGTTATACAATGTGTGACGTGAAAGTTTGGAATAAGATGATTTCATTTTTGCCCAAGTTTGTGGGGTTTATATGTGAAATTGAACAGTCCGCTTTAGATATCCCTCAGAAAAAGGTTGCGGTCGAACGGCTTTTGCTTAAAGCGAATTATCATCGTCTTAAGTTTCCTGACGATGATATCGTTACGCACCAACTCGTCTCTTCCTTTTCTTCTAGATTTTGGTACCCTGTACTCACGGAACCTACAATTTCTAGGAATACGTTGGTAGTTTTATGTCGCTATTTTCGCAATTTCAAACTTTCACCCTGTGATCTTGTGAAATTCTACATTGAGTCTGTATCTGAATTGGAAGACGACGATCGTAACGGCATTTTCAAAAAAATCAAGTTGTTGGATCGTTACCGCATCATAGACTTGAAAGGTGATTTTTACGATGCGATTCCCCAACCAAACGGTGATCTTACGTATCATTCACTTCCCTACGTAGTTTTTTTAGCGACCGTAAAATTACACTGCCCGTTACAAGTGTACCTTTTTCTAGAATTGGTACACTACATCACGATCGAGTTTGGCATTGAAATAGACCTCGTACGGCATGAAGCATTGAATGTTTTGCCCACTCAAGAAATGCGTGATTGCCTCATAACCATGAGCCTTATCACTCTTCTTCATACTTCCGATAGTTTTGTAGAGCGCGAAATACGCATCGAACACAAGCGCGTCAAATTAGATATCATCCCTAGATTATCGAACGTATTGTCCCCTTCAGCCGCATAAAGCATTGAGTTGTAATTTCACACAAAATATTGGAGTGTAATACTTTCACGATCTACTATCACAGCTCTGTGGGCGTACGCGGAGTGATGTTACAACACTTCGTTGAAGTTCATTTTTCACCTTCAATATGGCGAAATACTTCTATTCGTAATTATGTCTATTGCTTAATGCGATAATTTAATGTGGTAAAAATAAATACAAGTCCCAGATAAGGACACCCTCAAATTACAAAAATAAAGCTCTACTTATCCGTAACTCTTATAGCTCTAAATTTCAAAATGTCCAATCCAACTATCATTCACCTGACTATCTCTTCTGATGAAGGAAAAAAGGTATATCATGCAAAATATAAGAGCGGTGTATCTCGCAAAATCACTAGCGAGATGTTCCGCAAACTTGTGGGTGTAGGATACCCTGTAAAAATTTTAGAGGAGGTTACCATTCTTCGTGTTACTAAAAAAGTAGTCAAAGGACGTGCAGGACACTACGCCGTGATGAGTGATGGTAGCACGAAAAAGATTAACAAAACAGTATACGAAACGTACTCTGTAGCACCATCAAGTAGTTCACCCCATAAATCTCCGAGTAGGTCTCCAAGTAAATCACCACATAGGTCTCCCAAGAAAGGTCTATTACGACAGACTCGATTTTCTCCGTCTAACCCCAAATCACGTCGCGTTACATGGGGTGAGAACTCCTTCAGAGAAATTCCACTTTTAGCATAAAAATAAATCGAGTTCCAGTTAGAAAATCGTCGAAATACAAATACGTACCTAAACGTATTCAAAAATAAAGCTCTTCTATTCCAAAAACTTGCATGATTTTTCTAATTTTACGTATAATTCTAAAAGGTATACGTAAATTAATACTAGATGAGCTTATGATGAAATGGTATCACTATCTTATGAACATTGACGTCATTGCGGCGATCATTCTTATACTTATCATACTCTATTTCATATTCTCGGAACGTAAGAAGAAAAAGAAGTACAAATTCTATGGCTTACAAAAGGATTGGAGAGAGAGACTTCCAAAATATGACCACTACTCTGAAACAGGAAATCACGAAGGCAGGGTAACTATCAAAGACAATCCTCTAGATAACGAATACACACCACTCTTCAAAAAACCTAAGCGTAAAAAGAGGGTCAACAAGCATGAAGAAAAGTGCAGGCTTATATTTCAAAATATCTTCCGCGCACCGTTCAGATCGATAAGACCCGATTGGTTGAAAAATCCTGTTACGAAGCGTAATTTAGAACTTGACGGATTTAATGGAGATATTGAGACTCCAGTGGGAAAAGGATTAGCGTTTGAGTATGACGGTAAACAGCATTCAGAACATAGTCCACATTTTCACAATAGCGTAGATGACTTCAAGTATCAAGTCAAGAAAGATACTTACAAAGACCTAAAGTGTAAAGAAAAGGGGATTTTGTTAGTACGCATTCCCCATTTTGTAGATTACGATGATCTCGACCGTTATATTACAGAAAAACTAAAGAAAATGGGTGTATTTCCAGGGCAACATAGACCTATATCCAGAGGGTTATACGCCTAAATCTAGAATTCAAGTTCTATTTCGTATTGAAACATAATACGAAATAGTTTGTCATTTACAAATTTTTTTGAGTTCAATATTTTTCTTATTTTTTTATCGATATAATTATAAAGTAATTCTAAACTTACATCTTTAACTACAAAATGTCTACTTACGTTATTAGTGGACCCACCACGATCGGTGATTTTGGTCAGCTCAATGAGATTCTTGGAGATCTCCAACTTTCAGATGTCTGTACCGCCACTGGTGATCTGATTTATTCCACGAATGCCAGCGGTCTTATGGGTCGTATCGCAATCGGTTCTGCAGGCGATGTTCTCCGTGTTGTTGGTGGTATCCCTCAATGGTCATCTTTCACTACTTCTGAAACTGGTTTCTCTGCCCGCGTCGCCACTTTCGCTGCCCCTCTTTCTGCTCCTTTCACCAATTTAACTGTTGGTAATGATGTTGGTCAAGCCGGTGTTACCTGGTCGACGTCTACTGCTCCCGAATTCGATACTACTGGCGGTGCTTTCTCCACAACGACTGGTGTTTACACTTCCCCTAATGCCGGTACTGTCAATGCTCAAACTAGCATCTCTTTACTTAGCTCTACCAATGCTGGCGTTCGCAGTCTTTCTTTCGTTGTCAACAAGGCTGGTACCCCTCAATATTACACTATGACCGCCCAACCCTCTGCCAACAAGACCATTCCTCTTACTCTCCATGCTGCCGCCCAACTCAGTCTTGCAACCAACGATACTCTCGAAGTTGTCATTTCCAGCACTGCCGCTTCTGGTAACTCTACAGTCCAAACTGGTGCTAACTCTTGGTTCTCTCTTTCCAAGAATTATTCTCCATAAACAAATTACTCATTTCTTCAAATACGACAATGTATTTGAAGATCAATGCTCTTACAATATTTTGTGTAAATTTCAAATTTCGACTTTGGTCGAATTATTTTATAGGGGCAACTCTATAAAATTTGATATCTACTCAAAAAATGTCGTCTTCTTCGGCAGTTCGTACTCCGATTGTTAAACAAATCGATGTACTGCCTCTACATATTCCTGGATCTTTAGTATGGGAGTCTACATCACAGGCGCTCTATATTTCCACAGATAAAAAATGGGTACAAGTGGGACCATCCGCCGCACAAAATATCTCTTCGGAACCGACTATTGGCATGAGAACAACTACATCAGCATCTGTACAAGCGACGAATGTCCAAGCTTTTAAATTTTTACAGATGCCTGCCGTGGCAACAATCACAAATTTACCCCTGCAAGAACCTGGCGGTATCGTTCTTGCTTCAGATACAAGAAAGGTTCATATTTCCACATCACAAGGTTGGATTCCAGTCGGTCAAGTAACGTCTATTAACTCAGTAGGTTCTGGAGAATCCTTGATAAGTTCTTTTACAGCCTCCACATATAATTTCAAGAGTTTGGTCGCTGGTCCTGGCATTGCATTGAGTACCAATCTTGCGGGCACCGAACTTACCATCACAAACAACGGTGGTGGCGGTGGAGGTGTATCATCTGTTACCACAGGAGCAGGTATTACGAATACGGGTACGCCATCCAACGTTAACCTCGTCAATACTGGTGTTATCACAACCACTACGGGTGCAGGTATTTCAAATACTGGAACTGCATCAAATGTCAACCTCGTCAATACTGGTGTGTTAAGTATTACCCCAAGTTCTGGTCTCTCCAATTCGGGAACTGCCCAAAATCCTGTTTTGTTAAGTACGGCTACGTTTGCCTCTGAACCAACGGGCGTTTCCGCTTTTTCAGGCGTATCGACTAACACCATCAACCCGACTGCTTTTAGACTTAAAACGTTTACAGAGGGCACAGGCGTTACTATTACGTCTACGGGTACTAATCTTACGTTCAGTGTATCGAGCGCGGTTTTATCAGTTACAGCAGGTCCTGGTATTAGTGTAACTGGTACTGCTACAAATCCTATCATTAATAATACTGGCGTGCTTACTATAGTTGCCAACACAGGTGTTTCCAATACAGGAACAGCCCAAAATCCCGTACTTATCAGTACTGCAACCATCGCATCTGAACCTACAGGTGTATCTTCATTCTCGGCTATATCATCCAATAATGTCAATCCTACCGCTTTCAAACTTAAGACGTTCACGCAAGGCAGTGGTATTACGATCTTGTCGACGGGTACCGATCTTGCTTTCAGTGCTTCGGGATTTGTCGTTTCCGTCTCTGCAGGTCCTGGTATTACAATAACTGGAACGGGAATTAACCCTATCATCAACAACGCCGGAGTATTAAGCGTTACGGCAAATACCGGTGTCTCCAACACAGGTACGGCAAGTAATCCAATTTTGATTAGTACCGCTACTTTAACTTCTGAGCCGACTGGCGTTTCTTCTTTCTCTGCTGTTTCTGGAAATAACGTCAATCCTACGGCGTTTAAACTTAAGACGATTTCTGAAGGAAGTAATGTGACTATAGTATCAACAAGCACCGACCTTTCAATTGGTGTGTCAGGTGTTGTGATCTCAGTTACCGCCGGTCCAGGTATCAGTATCACAGGTACGGCAAGTAATCCTATAATTAACAATACTGGCGTTCTTAGTGTAACAGCAAATACAGGTATCTCAAATACAGGAACGGCAAGTAACCCTATTTTAATTAGCACTGCAACTTTAACTTCTGAACCCACTGGCGTTTCAACGTTCTCTGCTGTGTCAACCAATAACGTAAACCCTACTGCTTTTGTGCTTAAAACGGTAACTCAGGGAAGCAACATTTCTATCGTCTCATCCGGTACAGATCTTGCGTTTAGCGTTACAGGAGTAGTACTTTCAGTTGCAGCTGGTACTGGTATCAGTATCACGGGTACTGCAACCAATCCTATTGTCAACAATACTGGTGTAATTAGTTTAACAGCGAACACAGGTATCTCAAATACAGGAACAGCAACGAATCCGGTTTTAATTAGCACCGCAACTTTAACATCTGAACCGACTGGTGTTTCAACATTCTCCGTTGTTTCTACAAATAATGTTAACCCCACTTCGTTTGTGCTCAAAACAATCACTCAAGGAAGCAATTTAACTATTACCCCAACGGGTACTGATCTCTCAATTAGCGTATCTGGAGTTGTTTTGTCTGTATCAGGAGGCTCTGGCATCAGTATTACGGGTACCGCTACAAATCCCATTGTTAACAACGCGGGTGTTTTATCCGTAACCGCAGGTACGGGTATGGCCAATTCAGGCACTGCTCAAAATCCCGTTTTAGATAACACAGGTGTTCTTACTTTTACGGCAGGCACAGGAATCTCAAATACTGGCACTCCTACAAATCCTATTGTTAATAATACAGGCGTTTTGTCAATTTCTGTTACTTCGGGTATTACGAATACAGGGACAGCATCCAACCCCATCCTCAACAACACAACAACTTTGGTCTCCGAACCTGCCGCTGGTTCTTCATATTCAGTTGTTTCTTCCAATAGCGTAAATCCCACGACGCTTACAACTAAAACGATTACGGCTGGTACGAACGTCAACATCACCTCGACGGGTACTGATCTTACCATCAACGCAGTACCCGCATCTGGTATTACAGGATTTTCGGCCATGAAGAGCGGTACTCAAACTTTCACTTATGTTGGACCTAATCCTGTTGGCGGTGTCATTACACAGTACACTACATCAGGAGCTTTTAACTTTGATACTTCAGGAGGCGCGTTCAATTCAACAAGTGGTGTTTACACTGTTCCCGCCAGTGGCATTTACTCTATTACTGCAAACGTTTCGATTACGCCAAATACCAATCAAGATTCCTACTATCTCATCGTAAGAGTAAATGGCGTAACGGATGCTTACCGTACTGACGACCAACCCTCATCTAACATTAGCTTGGTCACAACATTACGACTTTTCACAAATGCTAACTTTACCATCGGCGATACAGTAGAGATTGTGGTGCTTGATAGTGTTGCCGTCATCGGTTCCTCATTTACAGTGAGCAGTTCTCCTGATACCTGGTTTTCAATCCTTAAATTATAGAATTGGAAGTTGAGAGTGCGGAATTATACAAGTTGGGAATAAGAAAGAGCTTTATTTTTGTATACGTTTACTTTGATGATCTTCTTAACTGGAACTCATATGGTATGGTGGTTTATTTATAAATATTTGGACTTGACTTTGTTCAAGTCCAAATTAACAAATTCTGTGTTTTTTGGTAGGGCTTTCTTCTAAATTAGGAGAAAAGCTTTCAAGATCGTAAAGTCCGCTATCAATAAGCGGAGAAGTAACAGAATGCAAAAGACTTTGACGATCACCATTATTTTGGTCTAATATTTTTGCAACTTCCATACGATCGATATTAAGACCATAAGGGAGACGGAGTTCCGTGATCGTCTTATTGAAAGCGAGACATTCCAAAAGAAGATCGCACTTTAAATTTTCCAAGTTGTCAAAACCTTTTTCACCTGAATGAATAGTACCTAATCCGATCGTTTTTAGCGTGTTGTTGTGCATCAACAAATTGCAGAGTGCGTCCACTTCTTTCTGTCCAAAAGCAGTAGCAGAAAAATCAAGCTCGAGAACTTCCAGAGAAGGGTGCTTTGCAATACAATTGAAGGTACATGTAAGATCGAATGATAGTTCACATTCCTCGGCCCCAAAACTTTTGAGAGAAGGATGGCAAGCGACAGCCTGCAAGAATTTCTTTCCGCATTTAGAGCGATTGATTTTTCCAAAAGAGGAATTGCAAAGGTCAATCTCTTCGAGCCACTGATACTTATCCAAAATGAGATAAAGAACCGGAAGATGAGTAACACCCAACCCTATTCCACCCAAATAGATGGCTTTAATCGTGGTAATGTCAACGCCATCAAGATCGCCGACATTTTCGTCGAGTATTCTCGTAATAAGGCCGTTTAAATCAGCATTTATCTCTTTTTGAGATAACTCTCCAGAAAATGATTCGTTCAGAGCGCTGTAGACCGTATAGCTAGAACTGTCATAAGAAGAGATCAAAAGATAAGCATACCCAAGTTGACTGTCAATTCGTTTTCCTTCCATTAATATTTCGAAATTATGAGTTCGAATCAGTTTATAATAGTAACAATTCACAATTTCGTAAAATATAGTTTTTCATGAATTTCTCTAAAAACGCATTTATATTGGCGATTGCACTACTATGTGTGTTTCTCATCATTCGAGTAATGTTTTACACTAGAAAAAGAATAAAAACAGGACACGATGATTACTCTGTAAAGTGTGTAGATGGTAAATGTCCACCTATGAAGATGTTTGGATTTAAATTTTCTGCGATTATTGTGTTAAGTATACTAAACCTACTATTGTTACTCCTTATCCTCTTCAATAAAAATGGTATCTGGCATAAACTCGCATAACCATTCAATTTTTCACTTGCGATCTAGAAGTTTTAGTATGGTACTAACTTCTTTGATATCTACGCTACTGTAAAATCGGCGTATACGACTCCACAACACTCTATTTTTAAGCTTATATCGATAATTCTTCGTTAAATTATAAAGCTCGTGCTCGGATATGGTAACCAAACACTCTATCTCGCCGCACTGATTTACGCCCGTAATCGTTTTCTTAAATTTTTCGGGTAACCACTTTACATCTTCTTTGCATTTCACAAAAATCGTAGCCATCTTCCCGTCGGTAATAGATAACGAACATCCCAATTCGTTTAGATCAATGTAGCCTAGAATGTTATGAGACTCTTCCGTAAATTCTCGTATGGCACCCGTCAATGCGCTTTCGTATTTTCTTACACCACCGCCAAGATCGGTAATATCTCCATATTTAGAATCTACCGCAAATACAAAAGATACGGTACCGTCATGATTTATCCAATACGGTACGATTGCAGCCCTTGTAGGACGTAAAGTAAATAGAGACTTTGAGAACACTACCCTTGTAGATGCCATATTAATCTTTTTTTGAAACGAATAATATTTTGGTTAGAGATTCCTCTACTTTTAGTCAATATCATATTCTAAGGTAAAAATCTCAAACTTCGAGAATTTAAAGATTTTACATCATCCCACAAGAATACAAGAATAACGCAGCAACAAAAACCTTATCATTCTTGAAGTATTTCGCCATATTAACGCTATTTTGGGTTGCGTGTACGTATTATCTGTACAATTCATTGTTAATGGAAATCATATCGTCGATCATAGGATCACTGGCATCATTGTGTACTGTCTATCCTACAGAAGTATACAAAAGAGCGCTTCATCTAAATACGCATCTACCTTTACAACAAAGACGTACTCATATCGCCATTCTAAGGTCTCTTTTCCCTTTTGGTTTCTACAAAGGATTTTTAAGTTGTGCAATAGGAACCGTTCCTAAAAATGCGTTTCCGCTTTTTGCGTTTCCTATCACAGAGAAAAAGGTGCAAAATCTTTTCGGAGAGAACTTACTCTCATCGTTGATAACCGGCGCTACGCTTTCGAGCATGGTAACTTTATTAACATCACCTACCGAGAACCTATCTTTACGTAAGAGTAATTATCCTAACGATTCTCTAATAGGTTACCTGAGGAATGGCGGATACAAGACGCTTTACGTTGGTTTTTCTGGATTTTTAATGATGGATTTTGTACGCATCGGCATAAAATTTTCGTTATATTCCAGGATACTAAGTTACGTTAAACCGTACACTTCTTCTGAAAGTATAGGATGGTTACCCCAAGCGGTAAGCGGAGGACTTGCGTCGTCTTTAGTTGCTGTATTTACGAATCCTATAGATGTTGCACATACGAAATTCCGTTCGGATTACACTTCCTCACGATATAACAACTCATTCACGAAAGCGTTGATGTCAACACGTATTCAAGATCTCTATTGCGGATTTACTGTCAGAGCACTTAGAGGTATTCCAGGCGGTTTCGTCATGTTTGGTGTCAACGAATTCGCCAAAACTAAGCTAAGTTAATATTTACATTATTTCGTCTGAATTTCATATCGATATATGCCGATATGAAACGATATACAAGTTTTATCGCTACGCTTTGAGTAATCCCATCGGTGTAATTATTCGTATCTTAACGGCAAAGCCTTAACACCGATGGGATTCGAAATGATACGAGTTCCAACGTCATTTATTACTTCTTATCTCTAACTCTCTATTCTTTGGATTTTAAAGCGGGCCAACTGGTGTATAACTCTACGTCAAAAGAATCAGTGGTAAAGTCACTTAATTCCTTAATTCTTGCTGAACGTCTCAATGAAAGAGTAGGGAAAGGTCTTGGCGTGCGTTTACACTGACGCATAATGATCGTTTCATCTGAATGACGTACGTACGCGTGACCGATGTTAAAGATGACGTTACGCGCTCTTAATTTTACGACATGACTCACCATAACCAAAAACGTGCTAAATTTAAGAATGTCGTTGGGAAACTGCGAGAAAATGTTACTCTCTCTTTTGGTAACTAAAAGGTCAAGATACCTTCCATCTCCTGATTGTGAGAATTGTATGGATAAATTTTCGGGATGTTGGAGTTGGTCGGCGTAATATCCGAGATTCCACATATTCGCAATGTGTTTGTGACTTGACGGAGAAGTTCGAAGATTCGTTACGATGTATTCCAATTGGTCGAGTCCTTTGCTCGTGTAATCAGAGTTACCGTCGTCGTAATCCGCGTTCCAATGACGTAATAGAAAGCCTTCATAAGGACCATAATCTCCTCTCTCAAATCGCTCTATAAGCTCTCTTTTGGCAATATGAGGAAGATCGCACCATGCAAACACTTCAACGCGTTCGCTTGGCATTGAACTACCGCTATTAATTTCTGGAGCAGAATACTCTTCGTCGTCTCCGCTTCCCGAAGAACTGGCTACGGCTACTTGACCCGTATTTTCACAGCCAGGATGAATCGTATTTCCGCTTAGCCACATCAACAGTTCACGTATGACCTCTTTAAAATCGATCTGCCGTGTTGTGACGATAGGATGACGTCCGCTAACTGAAAACTTAATATTTGCCCCAAATATCTCTTTCGTGGTCTCTCCTCGATAAGTCTTTGACTCTCCATTTTCAAGAACGTTCTGAAGAAGACGAAGGTAATCGTATTCAGGATGTACTTCGTTATTTTGATAGTAGAATCTTTGAAAGTCGTGCGTAAGTTGGGTAGGTTGAAATAACGGAAGATTTGCAAATACGTCCACGTCAAAGAATTTATCGCACTGGTAATTCATCTTGTAACGCGTAACGTATATCTTGTCACAGAGATACATATAGCTCTTCGTGATGGAATTGAACAGCGTCTCGCCTCCTGCAACGAAAATGTTATCGTACGAATTAACCTTGTTCCCTGTCAACGTTAACGCATCCATTACGGACTCGCATATCGTCACTTCTTGATGATCCTCTTGTCGCCAAGTTCTGGATATGACGAATACGTGACGTCCTTCCAATGGACGACTGTGAGGAGGAATAGAATCATAGGTACACCTACCCATAATCACTGCATTTCTTCCTACTCCCGTGGTTAAATCTCTAAAAAACGTACTTGTTGGCCATGGTATCGCACCACCTTTTGAAATACCGCCTGCAACGTCGATAGAGACTATAATCGAGAATCTACTTAACATAATTCACAAAATAAAAATGAGAATCAATTTAGAAACTTAAGCTCTCCATATTCTAAAGTACTTTGAAAATTACACAAGTTCCAGTTAAGAAGATCCTCGAAGTACAGATACGCTTAAATACGTATATAAAAAATAAAGTTCTATCTTGTATACAATCATAAGTGTCAATGTCTTTATTTTCAAGTTACGGTAAAAATGTTTACGACTCTAGTGTCTCGGAACTTAAACCTCCTGCTGCTGTAAGAGCATCACCTATTAAGAAGGTGGTGTTTGGTATGCTTACCGCAGCAGAGGTACGCAAGTTCAGCGTCTGTGAAGTATATCGTCCTTCACAGCGGAATGCGTCTGGTGGTGATCCTGTAGGGACTCCTTATGACAGGAGAATGGGCGTACTGGAAAGTGGTCATATTTGTGAAACGTGTGGTTATGACAATAAGACGTGTCTTGGTCATTTCGGACACATTGACCTCCCTATTCCAATTTACAACATCATTTTCATCGAATGGACAAATCGAATCTTACAGTGCGTCTGTGTTGCATGTGCACGTGCTCGTATTCTACCTGAGAATATGAAGATGATGGGTATTCGAGGTACAGGCATATCAAGATTGCGTAACATCGCAATCAGGTCAGAAAAGTATGTAAGATGTCCCTGGGAAGATTGCGGCAAGAATCTATTTTCTTTCAAAATCGAAGAGCAAGAACGCATTACGAGATATTGGACATCATCCACCAAAGAAGTAACGTCAATTGATTTTTCTGCAGGTGAAGCACTCAACGTTTTCTTGAGGATGACTAATGATGTTTGTTTCCAACTCGGTTTAAACTATGGATTGCCTAACGATCCCATTCATCTTGAATCCCCTTCTCATGGGAAGATTAACTCTCTCCAATTTCGACCAGAAGGTTTAATATTCACTGCGCTTCCTGTCATTCCCCCTATCTCTCGTCCTTATATCATTCAAGATCGTAAACAACACGATGACGATCTTACTGAAAAATACAATTGTATCGCAAAGGAATGTGAAAAACTAAGTCCTCATCCCAACCTCAAGAAACCGTCCTCGTCGAAAAAGGAGCCTCTCACAGAAACAAAGAGGCGTAAGATCGAAGACTCTTTGCGTAGTCACGTATGGACTTTGATCTATAACAAAAAAGACAAGTCTAAAGTTTCCGCAGGTGGAAGACCTCACAAAGGACTATGGGAACGTATCACTGGCAAAGACGGAAGAGTACAATTTAACGTACGAGGAAAAAGAGTCGATTTTTCAGCACGTACCGTTATCATCGGTGGAGGAACTTTAATACGTGCGGATGAAATCGGTGTACCAGAATACATTGCGCGAGTGTTGACTGTGCCGTGTAAGGTTACACGATATAACGTTTCACATTGTCAATCTCTTGTTCACGATCGAAAAGTCAACAAGATCATCCGCAAAGGGATTAC